CCTGTTAAGTTTTTAAGATTATCGTTCACCATTTCAGCAACTACATTACCGTTTGCATCAAGTGGAGCGGCACCTGTCGTTCCTCCCAACTTAGCAGGTAACTTTACAAGCCCTCTAATCTCGTTTGGATCCATGCTTTCAAGAACCTTATTAGCCACCAACGGACTTAAAGAATTTATCGCATTTATGATAACACTATCATCTACCGTTGCAGGATAGTCTTCTATGTTCACGCCTAATTTATCAAGGAAGTATTTTTTTGGAAGACCAAGCCCTGTGATTATTTCAGAAGTTAATTCAATCCCTATCGGCTCTGTAGGAATTATCTTTGCTTCTACCGGGATTCCTGAAAGTAAAAATAATCCGCTAAATGCTTCTTCGTGTATCTGCTGCCTTTCGTTTACATACGTGTTTTTAAATATCTCATAAGCATCTCTAAGTTCACTTCTGCCGCCAAGCTGCCCCTCTGTTTTAATTCCAAAAAGTGAAGGGCTTGTTATCTTATGACTTGCAAAAATCTCTTGTTGAATTAATAAATTGATATTAGTAAAGTCTTCTTTTGTAAGCTGCGAAGTACCTAAATCCGTTACCGTTACTGCATTAGCCGGGTTCTTGTTAAATGCAACCATGAACTTCTTACCCTCGCTGCCTGTAAATTTCTTTTCTAACGCTTTCTCAATTTCTCTTTTCTGCTCAAGTGATGGCTCACCTTCATTAAAGTTTATTAGCTTACTGGCTACAAAGCCATCCTTAGCCATCCCCAGCACGTGCCTGCCCATTAGTCTATCAGCATCAATATAATTTAAAGCCTGATAATAAGACGGCAAAGGATAAACGTCTGACTGATCGCCTATGCTCTTAACAAAAAGAACCTGTGAACCTTTCCTATCATTCACGTCGAATGCAGGATAATCCCTTTCCTTTAATTTATCTTTAGCAGAAATCTGCTTGTAAATATCCCACTCATCTTTCACCCAAAATGTAGAATTATCATAATTCGTTCTTACCTTATGATACTTCAAATGATAGATACTTGCTATCGTTCCTCCCTTGTTCCAAATTATTTGTAAGTAGTAACCGCCGAACTTTTCATAATCCAAAACACATTTCCTTAATAACTCGTTCCACGTTTCTGAATCGTTTGGATTTTTATAATCTTTTATTTTTGCAAATCCATTTCCGAAAATGTAAGTCGCTTTGCTTTGCACAATAGCCCCATGTTTAGGGCTTTCATTGTACAAGTCATTGAGGTAAGTAGGGAAGGTATTTTTCTCGCCAAAGTTTACAATGCCACTGCCTTTGCGTTCGGTAAATACAGGCTGTTCAGCCCTCGCAAATGATACCTGTATAAGATTGTAATCTATCATACTACAAATGTGTTATCCTGACCATCGTATTCATCAGGCGTAAATGAATCGCCAACAACAACCATAAAACCACTCTCCACTAAATTCAAACCTGTCGGGTCTATATTCGTTGAACTTAACTGCTCGTAAATTTCATAATTGTAATATCCGTATTGAGAGAATAATGAACCCGATATTGTTGCTTTGTTGAATCTGTAATTGTACAGGCTTGTATCAGTAGCAACATAATAAATTATTTCATTTGTTGTTCTGTTTGTAAATTTAAAAAGAAAGTACGGATTTACAAGAACACAACTTTCCGTTGCTGTGAATAGTAACGTATTGGTAATATCTTTATTTATTTGCAGCATAAAAAAAGGGTGAGGGAAATCCCCACCCCTCTTTAGGTTTTCGTTTTAAATATTATCCGGGTGTCTGTAAAGCCAATCCCACCGCATTTGTTACTTCAAGAACTGGCTCTCTTTGCTCGCCTGCGAATGTAAGATTATAGCCATTCCTGTCTCCTCCTGCAATTCCTGATGTACCTTCACCGGTTGTTAGCCATAAGCCGTTGTCCTTGCCGTACATTGTCCACCTGCCTGATAACTCCCTTGCTACAATGATAACCCTCGCTTTACCAAGCACAAGAATTATATTTCTTGTTGCGGCATCTCTTTTGTTGAGGGCCATTGTGAACTCATGGTTGAAGAATAGCGATCCGTTTTGTGTGTTACCTACAGGTGTGTCTTTTCCTTCGGCTGTAGCTTCTGGTATCTCAAATTTGTAAAACCTTTTTCCCGATGCTTTAGTGATGCCAGTTACTAATCCGCTGGCTTCAGCAACGGCAGTAACATCGTAGAAGTCGATAATGTAAACTTCTTTGTTACCGCCTACCCCATCCCGGCAGTCAATGGCATAACCTGAACTTATTGAACAATTAGGCATAATTAGATTGTTGATTTGAACTTCACTACTTCGGTTGTAAACGCTACGTTCACACCCATTTTAAAGGCTGCACGGAAACGACCTTCGTTGTTGTCTTCAGAATACCACAGCTTGTAATTAGCTTCTTCACCTTCGGCATCAACCGCAATTGCAACGTTAGATAATCTCATCGCATACATATCACCTGTTCCGTTCAAGCCGTGTACAGCTTCTATACGGATGCCTGTACCCGGTACAGTAAGCCCACCGTAGTTAGATTTGTCGTTGAAATTGTAAGAGAAAAGATTAGCCGCTACACCTGCATCTACATACAAGTCGTATGCAGCATACTCCATGAAGATAACAGTATCAGTTTTGCCTTTCAAAGCCGCTGGGATAGCGTTCTTCACGGCACGAACAGCAGGGATGATGTTAGCTGATGTTAGCCCGGTAATTACTCCAATTCCTGTAAAAGAATTTACGTTTGCATCAACTGGTGAACCTGCATCAATCAATTTGATAAGTCCATCAAACTTGTTAAGGTTCATATTTCCTGATGCTGTATCACCCTGCCATAATGCTGTTTCCAGTTGGTTTGCGATACGCTCGTTCTTACGGTTAGTCCATGCTGCTTCCCATGCTGCTGGCTCAAATGATTCATAGGTAGAACCTGCCCTCATTGCTTCCTGAATGAAGGAAGTTTCCAATGTCTTGTAACAAAGGGCTTCTTCCACTTTGATTTTTCCAACGGTAACGGTACGCTGTGAATAGGTAGTTGTGCCTGATGGATTCCATCCACAAGCATCTGTCTGAAATGGTGCATCGGTATCCATAAGAGGAATTGCCTCTGCACTCTTTACCTTTGTTAAAACGATACCGCTCTTAGCGATAAGTTCCTGTGTCTTTGCACCGAAGATAGCCGCTGTCAATAACGGTTCTACCGATTGCCGTGTGTACGCTCCAATGCCTGATAATGTAAATGCCATAGTAGTTTTTTTTAGGAAAACAAGATTTTAGTAATGTTTTTTATTGTTTCGGATGGTTGCTTAACATCCGCTTTAAAATGATTCTTTTTTTCTACAGTCGGATCTGGTGCTGCTGTTGGTTGCTCTGTTAATGCTTGTACAACTTCGATAACACCACCTAATACTTTGTTCGATGTTTCTTTGTGCGCTTTCATTTCAACCTGAACACCTTCGATGCTTGTGCGATATGCTTCTACTGCATCCGCTTGTGCTGCTTTTGCAAGTTCATAACCCATGCAATTCTGCATCAATGCTTTGTTCATCTTTTCCAAAGCTGCAATTCTGTCTTCAATAGTTGCAGCGAACTGCATCTTAGAAAACTCTTCCATCTGTTGGATGCTCATTGGTGCAGGTGCTACAGGTGCTACAGGCTTCACTTCTGAAATTATTCCACCCTCTGCAACTACCAATACTGTTCCGTCCTGTAAAGTATGCTCGCCTGCTGGTGCTGTAACTTCCGCACCGCTAACGTCTTTAATTTTTACAACTCCGCCTGCTTCGAGCTTATCAATGCTTACAATCGTAACGCCATCGTTTAACGTGTAATCTGTGCTCATTGTAACTGGTGCTACTGGTGCAGCAGCAGGAACTACAGGAGCAACTGGTGCAGGGTTTACAAGTGTGTTAAAGAACTCTTTAACCTGCTTTAATATTTCGCTTGCATTTCTTTCCATACTTATCAATTATACATTTATAATTTATTTGTAACTTTTTAGCTCAATAACTTTTTTAAACTGTTCAGAATTTCCTCATCAGTTTTTTTCGGAACATCGTAAATAAACAAACCTTCCACGCTAAAACCTTTAAACTTCCCTTCCTTAACATCTTGCCAAACCTGCTCATTCTCAATGTACATTGAACCGAACCAACTACCATCAGGCGCATCCTCATAACCCGCCATTGGCTTTATGCCTCGCTTTGTATCACTGATAAAACTTTCAAATAAAACAATGTCAGCAAGTGGCGTGGCGTGCATCTCGTTTACATTGGATTGGTACTTTTTCTTTGCGTACTTGATAGCAATAGTTTTTATCGTGTCCGCATCGAATACAATGTAATGGCTTCCAAACTCATCGTTTTCCCTGTAGATAGGCTTGTCCGCTATCATCAAAGGGCCCGATACTATTCTCTGCTCCTCGCTTTCAATTTTGTATTTCTGTTTGTGAAGATTGAAGAACTGAAAGTCCTCTTGTATAGCAGGTAAGTCAACAAGCGCAACGGCTGTAACCTCGCTCGCCCCCTCAATGTTGGGGTTAATCTTTAGTTTATAGACAGGAAAATCCATAAACTAATTATACTTTAAAATCCAAAATGTAACTTAATTGATACGTGCTGCCCTGTTTAAACGCCTGATTCTTTCCTGATTACCGCTTACGTCTGTTTCCAATACATAAGCCCTTGCAGCCACGTTCCCAATGGCGTTAATGGATTGTTGGTTGAGGTTTGTTGTTGTGGCTTGTGGGGAGAAATTGCCAAGCGAAGGAGCGGCAACCGAACCACCTCCACCGCTGCCCGGTACTCGCACGGAGTTTATAGACTTTACCGCCCTCAATCCTGTGGCAATAATTGCAGCCACGTTAGCTATTTTGCTTATCGTTCCAAAAGGTTCAGGTAACGTACTCTTTGCCCTTATCACTTCGGTTGCTCCTTGATAAGTATTTATTAGTGCTGTTGCGCTTGCTAATACCTTTCCTGCTGCTGTTTGTTTTCCAACAACGTCTGCAAGTTTATTTGTTGAATCTGCAACTGATTGCAAGTTAGCAACCCTTTGCGCTGCTGCATCTTGTTCAGCCTTTAATAGTTCCGCATCTGATTTTAATTTTAAATCAGCATAGAACTGCTGCCAGTATATTTTATTTTCTGCTGATTTTCTTGCAGCTTCTTCTTCTTGCTCTGCCTGTGCATCGAATTGCTTTTGTGCATTTTCTAAAGCTAAATCATCCGCTTCGTTAGATTGTTTTGATATTGCTTTTTTGGCTTCTTGTAAATCCTGAAACGCCTTTAATTCTTTTTCGTATTGCTCTTGCTGTTTTTTTGCTCTTTCTTTTGCAACTCTATCCGCTTCATTAGCTGCATCAATAGCAGCTTTATCTCTAATCTGTTTTAGCTTTAACTGATTATTCAGTTCCGCTAACTGCCCTTCTTCGTTTATCTTCTTTGCTTGCGCTACAGCCTCATCGCCTCTGTCTTCATCTAAGGAATAAGCCTGCCTGATAAAATTATTTTGCGCCTCGAGTTTCTTCCTCCTGTACTCCTGTTCAATTTGGAATATCTCTTCTTCACTCGCTCCTGCAAGTTTCGCCCTCGCTATTGCAAACTTCTCTTCCCTGTCTAATCTTGTGTTGATTCTTTTTAGTTCGTCCTCCGCATTTTTTAAAGTTAGGTCGTTAAACTTCTTTTGCGATTCCGCTGCCTTATCAGCAGCACTTGTAAACTCTTGAAATGCCTGCACAGCCTCCCCGATAAGTACAACAAGTAAACCAATTCCTGTAGCCGCTATCGCTCCCTTTAGAACTTTAAATGATGTTGATGTTGTTTCTACTCCTTGACCAAACAACTTCATTACAATAGCTGCCGCCTTAGTCGCTAATTCATTTGCCTTGATAAATACAGTGCTGTTTTTTATCTGCGCTCCCAAAGCAATAAACGCATCCTTAGCAGCAAGTATCCCGTTAAGGCCTTGACTTAAAGCCATCACGGAATTGAGTTTGACTAAAGTTTCTTCAAGTTCTTTGCTCTCCGTTCCAAACAAAGCCTGTGCTCCCTGCAAAGCCTGAAATCCACTTACTGCACCTGTTACAGCACCTGCAAGAGCGTTGAACTTCGCATCCGGGTTAAAGGCTTCACTCAACTGCTTAGCATCGCCAATAGCATCTTTTAAATTTGCTACTTTCTTTGCTGCCTCTATCGCTTCCTTTGATGTTGCACCAAACTTTTCATTGAGCGTTAATAGTTCCTGATTCGCATCCCTTAGCTGTTTCTTAAACGAACCAACGGAGGATTCCGCTGCTTTACTGCTTACTTCAAGTTCTAACGCTACTGTTGTCTTTGCCATTTAAAATAATTTTGCTTTTGTCCACTTCATACTTGTTAGCGGTAATATCTTTGCAGTTCCGTTATTAGTCGCAAACTGAAATTCTACAAATCCATTATTAGATGAATTCTTAATTGTAACGATAACCCTAAATGGAACATTTCTATCATCGTGAGTAGCTATTGATTTTCCAAGTGTTTCAGATGCAGAAATAATACTCGTGTGCATTGGCTCGTCTGTTTGGTTCAATCCTCCTTCATAATATCCGCTTATGGTTGCATCGGTAGGTATTTTAATTGCCAACCTTAAACCTGAATTACTTCCGGCATTTACACAAATTCCGTTTATTTCAACAATATAACTTTCATTTGCTTTGATGTAAAAAAAATGCCCGGTGCCTGTTGCTTCTGTACTTGATGTTGTAATATCGTTTTGATTATAAATACAACCTTCGCCATTGTTAGCAGTCCAGTAAGTACCGTTGCCTATGTATGCGCTATTGCCAACAACTGCAAATCCTGTCTTGTAATTCGTAGTATCCGATGGAGGCCTGAAGTTGCTGTCCGCAATAAAGCCCGGTGCTTTTATGAACTTGCTCGAGTAAACTATTCTGCTGCCCGGCTGTGCATAAGCAAACCCGAAACACATCAACAAAGTAAACACGTATTTCATCAGTAATCTAAGTTTATAACTTTTAATAATTCGCATTTAGTTAATTCATCTCCGTTGGTATTGAAATCAATAACTTTCATCAATCTAAACAAAGCCCCATCAATGTAAATCAGCCTTTTAAAATCTAAGTCGTAAATGTCTTGAACTGTCAACTTAAATGAACCAGTCAACAACTTACTGTCCTTATCTGTTATCTCGGCTAAGTACGGCGAGTAGTATGTATTGAATAGATTGTTTGTAAGGTTGCCGCTTAGCAACGTAAAATAAAGCTGTTTCGGTGCGCCGAAGTTAATATCGCTTGCCGGTGCATCTGGGTCGTCTAAATGCCCACCGTATCCGTAATAATCATAATTTGCAATAGGAGTAGTTCCATCCAAGATATTGTAACTTGTAACATCTGTAATTCTTTTTACCTGCAATAATCTTATGTTGTGATCCATTGCTTCTTCAAATGAATCATTGCCAGACTTCTTATAAACGGCAGGATAAACCTTATCAGTACCATCAGCACCGAACAATACACTTGATGAAAATATCACTTCTACCGTTTCCGTTTCTTTCGCAAACTCATAAGCAGTATCATAAATCCTATCACCGTAACCTTCGTTAAATTTCTTTCTGTAATTCTCATTATAGAAGTCGCTGTCCTGTTTAAATTTAAGATTGTAGAACCTTGCATTTAATTCACTCATCGGCTTTATCCTGTAAGGCTCGCCCCTGTTTAATTTATCGCTCCAATCTAAAAAATTAGATGTTTGATAAAAGTCCGGGTAAGGTTCTATCATCAAATGCTTTTCAATAAATTTATCCTCGCTTACGATTAGATTAAACATTTTCAAAACGGAAGTAAATAAATCCTTTTGAAAAATACCTTGTGGTAAAGATGGGTTTATCTCTACCGTTTCGCCTAATGGCAAATCAACAAATCCCGGAGGATCTTTTTGCGTTACTATTTCTGCGCTGTCAACACTTACAATACATAGTGCTGCAAAAACAAATGAAGCAAATTTAACAGCTATCGTATCGCCTGTGTTTAACGTCTTTGTTATTTCAAGTTCAATATCAAATGTACCAGTAACAAGAGTTCTACTAACATCATCAATATAAACAGTAACCGCTCCCGGTGTTGTGCTTGTAACTGTGCCTCTTAGATTTACTTTTGTCTTTGTTGTAAT